AGCAAACACCACGCGCTGAATATTGGAACGAGTTATTCAGGGTGAGTAAAAACCAAATTGTGTGGGGTGCAAACTATTTTACCGAATATCTGCCAGCTTCGATGGGTTGGATATTTTGGGACAAGGGTCAAAGGATTTGCAATTCAGACGGCGAACTGGCATTCAGTTCTTTCAATCGGGCTTTGCGCGTTGTTGAAATAAACCGTGTTCATATCACACAGGATGGAGATACTGAGCATCCAACACAAAAGCCGGTCAAGTTGTACGATTGGATTTTCAAAAACTACGCAAAGGAAGGCGATAAGATACTCGACACGCACCTTGGCAGCGGTTCAAGCCGCATAAGCGCATGGAAGGCGGGGCTTGACTTTACCGCCTGCGAACTTGACGCGGATTATTTCGCGGCTCAGGAAAAGCGATTCAAAGAATTTACCGCGCAGCTTCGTTTGTTTTGAGCAGTTCCCGCGCCCTTGCCTTTATCCCATTAATCACACCGCGCACGGCGTGGATGGGTATGCGCGTGCGCCTGTGTATTTCCCACGCGCTGACCCCTTCCGCGTACATCTGAAACAGACTTGATTCGTACCATTGGCAACCGATTAACGCCTCACTCAGCGCGGCCAGTTGCTCCGTATTGTCTGCCAGTTCAGGAGCGGCCACGGGCTGAAAGTCATCCGGCAAAGGTTCGGAGTTGGTCAGCATCCGGGCTACCTGCCCACCGGGCTTTGCAAGGTTCGCGGCGCAGCGTATGTAAAAGTATTCCAAATAACCGCCTTCCATCGCCTTAACCGCCCGGTCTTGTAGTTCGGTGCACAGCAGCAAAAACACTTCTTGCCGTAGGTCTTCCCAATACCCCGGCGCAAACGTCTGACAAACGCTGTCAGCGTATGGGGCTGCTGCCAGTGCCTTGCTGAGTAGGTGGTTCATCGGGTACGATAGTGCAGAAATATCCGGCCTTGACCAGCTTGGCACGCTTACGTTCTACCTGTGCCACGGTTAAACGGTGGTAGCTGTCATGTTCGCGGCCCTTGGTAGCGTGTAAAGTGTAGGTCTGTGTCATCAGTCGAACAAAAATAAGCCTTTCGGATTGGTTCGCTTGCAATGAAGGGCAAGGGCAAGCCCGTTCACACAGTCGTCATGCAGGCCGGGCGGGGCGTTGTATTGTACCCCGTTGCGGGTGTGGTTCCATTCGAAATTACTCAGTTCATCCACTATCGGGCCTTCCGGGAAAAAGATTTCCCGCCCGTGTATTGACGCGGCGAGGTCTTCCATTATCTGCTGCTTTGAAATTGCCGTGTATTTGAAGCCTAAGATGCGCGGGCAGACGCGCTGCAAGTCTTCCACAATCGGGTCACCTACGCCCGTGCTGTCAGCTATCGCAGGGGTTCGACCAACGACCCGCTGAATGTGTTCCCTCGTTGCCTTCCAGTCAAGCCGGAATCTATCGAAATGGCACACCTGCTTTTGCGCGTTCAGGCCCACAATTACGGTCCAGTCTTTCTTTTTGGCAAGGTCAATCCCGAACCATTCAACCGGCCCCTGTGCGAGAGGGGCAATGCAGCCGCGTATGTGTTCATGGCCGAAAGGGTTGCTGTCATCGTCTGCCGGTTCGGCAAGGTACAATTCTTTGAAGACGTGCGGCGGCAAGTCTATTTCGGCCTGTTCCACTTCGGCCCGTTCTAAGATTCCAGCTTCCACCGCGTCCCACGCGGTAACCTTGTGAAACTCATACCCTTCCTCACCTGACCTTGCGCGTTCAGAAAGCCGATACCCCCAGTTTTTTTTCCCCTTCACGTTCCCGATTAGCTTACACTTTCCCCGTGTTTTGGTCAGTGTTGAGCGGAGCGCGTGCCACGCTTCTTCGCGGGCGCGGGTGAACTCATCGAATACAGCCGCGTAAACATCGTCACCATACAGGTTGTCCGGCTTTTCCGCTGACTTGAAATGAAGGCTTGCACCGTTAGGCAGTCTTAACCGCAACTTAGACTCATTGGCCTCGAATAGCTTTACGCTTGTGCCGGTCGGGGTTTGCAGTTGTTCTTTGAAACGGTTGAAGGCAATTTCAGCCTGCCCATAAACAGGGGCCACCCACCAAAAAGCCTGCCCGCTGCGACCGGATAACGCCTGCTCCAATAGCCAAATGATGTGCGAGGCCGTTTTGCCCGCTTTTGTGGATGCCGCTGTAACCGTGTAACGTGCCGGGCTGTCAATGATTGCGACCTGATAAGGGGCAAGCCAAGGGCGTACATAATTAATTTTCAGCCCGCTCATAACTTATCCTCTAAAAGCGCGGCCATATATGCGTCTTTGCCCTGTTTCGCTGCCCTGTTCAGCCGTTCCGCCCGCGCTGCCCGGTCGGCTTTGATAAGCGTCATGTAGTTAAGAAATTCCATCAGGGGCATTGCCATAATGAAATCTACCTTCGTCAGGTCTTTGCCTGCGAGTTCGTAGAATGTTTCGAGCCAGCCGCCCGCTTTGCCGCCTTGGTCATCTTCTTCGCCTGCTTCTGGAAATAGGTAAGGGAACCTTCTAAGAGTTTCGGTAAGAGAGCCGAAAAAAAAAGCGCGTAACCGTAGGCAACAGCAGCGGGCATTTCAGCTTTCACCGCTTCGGATAGCTTTTCCCACGCCTCAGCCGCTTCAGCCTTCCCGACTGGCGGGCAATCCCTGTACCCGGTTACCGTCATGCGCTGTTCAATCAGCATGGCAGCTATAATCTTGTGAAGGTTGTCCATCATGGCCCCTTCCGCTGAAAGGGTTTGCACGGTGGCGAACAGATGCGCGGGAATAGCGGCGGGGTTTGACTGGAAACGATACGTTTTCCCGGCCAATTTTACGCGCTTTGCGGGCTTTTTTGGAAGCGGTAGGTCTGCCATCCATCCAAGCCGCGAATAGAGCGAAATAACATCGCTGTAAGGCATGGATTCAAACGCTTCCACGGGTACGGCGGTAACAATGTTCAGCAATTGCAATACTTGGTCGAGTTCTTCCAAGTCCGTCCGGCGGCGTAGCTGCTCAAATTCGATTAGCTGCCCGACCTTCAGAGAGTGCCAGTTCTTCGGTAGTTCCATCAATACAAAGTTACAACCTTGTAACGAATTGGCCTCGGTTACATTGTAGACGTGTTAATCATTCAACAGGGCGAAGCATCCACGCTGCTGGTCACGGCCACGGAAAAGGTCACGATAGACCCGCCCGTGTTCTTCCTGTTCAGCTTTGAGAGCCTTCTAACCAATGAAATCTACAACGTGATTTTATCCGACACTTCACCCCACCCGACCCGATACAACGAGTTCAGCATCAGCAGCGCACAGGCGGCCAACATGGAACCCGGCGAACACGTTTACACCATTTTCGCGCAAAACAGCAACAGCAACACAGACCAGGCGGAAGCGGATGAGGTTGTGGAAACCGGGCTTGTAATTGTACGGAGGGCAGAGGCATGAACTTTGATTTTCAACGACTGACATTTGCGGCCACTCCCCCGCCTAAGTTCAAAGAGGCACGAGGCAAAGGATGGTATATGTTCGGGGAAAAGAACGATTTCCCGCAGACCATACTTGACCTTTACAATAATTCCGGCCTGCATAATGCTATTGTTACCCAAAAGGCCGCGTTCATTGCCGGGAAAGATACCGAAGTGGTATTGTCCGGAACTATCGGAGAACAAGCCGGAGCCGCTGCCGCGCTGAACCGCGCCAACCCTAGCGAAACTTGGCAGGATTTGAAGGTAAAATGCGCGGTGGACTTGGAGAATTTCGGCGGGTACTGCCTGCAAGCTATATGGAACCAGCCCGGAACACGCGTCATTGCGTGGTATCACCTGCCATTTGAGCGCGTACGCATCAACGAAGACGCTTCTTCCATATGGTATTGCAAAGACTGGAGCAACCGAAAGCTGTGGGAAGACGCGCTAGAAATGCCCGCATTTAACCCTGACAGCCCCGGCGGCACACAGGCCGTTTACGTCAAGCAATACCGCGCAGGCGAGGGAGTTTACCCGCTGCCCGATTGGTATCCGGCTAAGACCTATATTGAGATTGACACGGAAATCGCGTCCTTTCACTACAACAACATCAAGAACGGTTTCAGCATCGGTAAAATCCTGCAACTTTTCAAAGGTCAGCCGACCGAAGAATTAAAGGCCGAGATAAATCAAAAGTTCAAACGCAACACCACCGGAACTGAAAACGCAGGCGGCATCATCTTGGCCTACAACGATAAAGGAGAAGACCCGATGCAGATAATTGACATGATGCCCAACGACTTCGACAAAATGTATTTGCAACTTGTCGAGACCGTGCGTGACCAAATCTTCTACGCTCACCGCGTTACCAGCCCCATGCTATTTGGTGTAAGGGTTGCGGGTGAACTTGGCGGGCGCAATGAGTTACTGACCGCGTATGAAGTTTTTGACCGGGCTTATATCCAACCTAAGCGCGAAGCAATGGACAGGGTGTTTACCGCCATGTTTAACGCTTCCGGCCATTCCGGCCAACTTCGCACGGTTCAGGCCGCGCCCGCATCGGAAGACGCACGGGCAGATTACAAGGCAAACATCATCACCCGCGCTGAAGTACGGGACGCGCTGGGCTATGCACCGGAGGAAACAGCCGAGGCCGCGCCCGTGGAGATGAGCGCACACTGCAAGACCTGTAACCCTTTCGGATGGGATGACGAAAAAGACATCGAAGTTTTCAGCCGGTACGGCAGCAGCGCGGATGAGTGGGAGGAACTGCCGGAGTTATTCGCTGAACTGACAGACCCTGAGTTGCGCGTGTTGGCTGTGATTAAAGACAACCCCAAGGCCACACTGGAAGACATCGCGAAAGGCGCACGGCTGACCGCGAAAGAGGCGAAGGACGTGATAAAAGACCTGAGCGATGCAAAGAAAATTGAATCTGCCAGCGGCACAATCCGAATTACCGACGTAGGGCGCGGCGCGATTGAAGACAGCGGCGGGATTAAGACAGAAATCTACGTGCTGTACAAGTACGCGAAAGCCCCCGGAATTGAGGGCGATGTGATTATCGAAGGCAGCCGCGATTTCTGCCGGTTCATGGTTGCCGAAAACAAGGTGTACACCCGCGAAGAAATAGACGCTATAAGCGTGGAATTGGGTTATGACGTATGGAAACGCCGTGGAGGCTGGCGGACGATTAAAGGCAGCAGCCCCCCGCTGCACGTCCCCCAATGCCGGCACTATTGGCAATCTAAACTATACAGGAGGACAGCGCGATGAGTTTCAAGTATTGGATTGACGAGACTTACATAAAGGACAACACCCCGATACAGGACAACCTTGACCCTAAGCTGCTGCGCATGGCTATCCGCGAAGCGCAGGAAATTACCGTGCGTGACCTGATTGGCTCAGACCTGTACAACGAGATTGACGGGCAGTTACCAAGCAGCCT